GATAATGCTGTCACCTTATTACTTAGTGACAAGCTCCTTGATTTCCATACCGGAACTACCGGTACGGTGGTCCCAACTTTACGGATTAATTGTTCTCCCTGCCACGTGGCAGGAAGGCGACTGTTCACACTCATTACGAGTTGTGGGGCATAAAGTCCAGTGGGATATGCTTCACCCAAAGAGACATTTTCAAGTACCACGGTTTTCTGTGATGTACAAGAGCCACAAAACTCAATGTGATCAGTAGGCGCTATTGCCTTCAACCAATCCCCAACATTTAGAACCCAATCGACTAAAAACGAGTAGGGTACTCTTTCCCAAGCTATAGACGGAACGTTTCCAATGTTCAACCCAAAATTCCGGGCAAAACCTTGAATCTTCCCTTCTAGCTTGTGTTTGTAATAGACAACAGTAGTACATTTTGTTGTCACCCTCCTAGTTCGTACAATAGGATACCCAAAGTAACCCGCCCCACCAGTTGTTACGGTGGTCGTGGAAGTTGACGACTCCCTGGTTGCTCTTTTGCGCAATAGCACATGGTAATGTTTCACCAGTAAGCCATCGCACAGGGCAATGATCGAGTTGATATCATTTAGGAATGGTTTAATCCCATAAATGTAAGTCAACCACGCATCAGAGGCAAAGCCTACGACATGTTTCCCATACTCAGGTAATGAACCTGCTCTACGGGCCTTATGTCCAAACTTTACTAACCCTTTTAGTGGATTTTTGAGCATGTCAAGTGTTTCTGACAGCTCCGCGAGAAAAACACCAGTATCCCATTGGGTCTCTTGCAACTTGGCATATGCCGCAGCTGCAGTTTCGAGCTCCATGGTAGTGTTCCAGGCGCCATGTTCGGGCACGATACTCTGCCCTGCAAGGTCACCTTCAGCAAAATACGACAGGCCATAATAAGGCCCAGACGCATAGTCTGTCTTAGATCTTAAATACGATCTCCCGCTTGTCCCACTTTCCCTACGGATAACACAAGGGTTTAAACGCAGAACTCCAGGAATAAAGGAGCCTTCATCGACAGAGTCGATATAGCGTTTTGTACCCCTGAAGGCATAGGCCGTGGCACTAGTTCTTGTAGGCAATACTGAGCCATACAGTCCAGTACCACCAGTCTTTACCTCCCCTTTCAGGGTTTTGTCTTCCGTTCGGATCATGGTCCACCAATTGTAAATTGCCTTTCGGCGTTGTCGATTGGTCTTACGCAGGATGCGTAAGAACTTGGATCTGACATTAGTAAACCAGATTGCTCCAGTTTACTCCGGGTCGCAACTGGCCCTCAGCGTCTTAACATAACACAGCAATCAGTACCGTATTACGAGAAAACCCTATTTGCAGATAAAAGTGCGTTTGATTAGTAAGCACTGTATCATACAAATAGTTGCATGTCAGAAATGACAAGAAGACGGCTACAAGCCG